AATTTATATTGGTTTACTACTGCCATTATTCTAAAAAGAAACTTTTAGCTTCTATCTCCTGTTTAACTTCATCTTGAAATGAAGAATTTAATTTTGTTATTACACCATCTAAATCTCTAACTAATGACTGTAAATTTTGTCTGCTATATTCTTCTTCAGCTCTTGTTAATGATTGTACTATCTTTGCCATTATGATCCATCCATATCGCCTAAACCAAAGTTTGAATTATTAAAAGCGTTTGTATTTACTATACCTTTATTTATTGTTAGATCGTCTTCTAAATAATCGTTTATATTTCGGTAAGGTCCTTCTGTTACGCTTTGTGTAATTCTATTATCTATTTGATTATTAATATTATTAGGATCATTAAGTGTAAAACTTGTTTCTGAAATTTTTTCATCTTCATCTTCGTCTAATGTTCCTGGAGGCAAACCAAATAAACCTAAACGATTATACGCCTCCATGTCTGCATAAGGATCCTTATTAAATATTCCTTTACCATAATCATAAGCTCTACCAATAGCACTACCTACAAAAGGTATCCCTGTTAATAAACTCAGTAGACCACCAAAAAATCTTCCTCCGTATCCTGGTTTTACGTCTCCTTGTTTAGGACCTGATGTGTATACATCTCTGTATCCATATCTATTGGCACCTGAAAAAAGATTACCTAAAAATCCTCGATCACCTACATACTTACCACCAACATAATTTCCATAACTATCTCTTACACCTTCTGGTCCTGTATACCCTTCAGTAACACCGGTAGGTGAACTAACATTAACTCTACCAGTCATAATGTCTGCAGCTCTTTGTTTATCTCTGGCTTCTGAACCTTTTCCCCCAGCTCCACCTCCAGAATCTGGTCCACCTGGACTTGCATCGTAACCACCAAGGTCACCTTGTAATGACATAATACCACCAGGGCCTTTATTTGGCTTCCCTTTTAATGATCCATAGATGTTAGCATCTAATAAAATTTTTTGTTCTTTTGGAGTAATGTAAGCAAGTTCTGCTACAACGTGATTTGGATCTGATAACCATTTTTTAGGAACAGTTACAGTTTCTTGTTTACCTAAATAGTTTGGCCCACCACCTTGATTAACTGGCTTAATTTTTTTCTTTTCTTTTTCTGTTAATCTTTTATCTACCACTATCTTCTTCCTCCAGGATGTATGTCTAATCTAAATGTACCTAACTTCCAATCTTGACTGGCTGCTGTATTAGATACTTTTAATGCTATAGACCTCGCTCGTAATCTTGTATCTTTTTTTGTTGTGGACGATGTTACATCAAAATTTGAAGTAGTTGAAGAACTATTTGGATAAGTCCTAGTTACAAAACTAACTCTAGTAGACCCCGTTTGTGTAATAAAGTCTGGTATAAATCTACTAATTCTCATAATAAACTCACCATCCCCTCTAATATCTGGCATACCTACAGTTGCTCCGGTGTTACTTCTTCTTTGTGTAATGTCAAAGTCACCAGAGGTAATTGAAGCAAGAATAGCAGTCGTTACTCCGCCGGCATCGACTTGGTCGGTCCCTGTTTCCTGTTGATAGTATATTGTACATCCATCCGTATTACCAATAACATCATACGACGTATTACTATCTGGGTTATAATAAGTTGCGTGTGGTTTATCAAATACTGCTGAATCTTGCCATGCTGCACGGGCCAAACTTCCTGTTGTCCATATAGGACGTTTAGGACTAGAATCTAAATAATTATATGTTACCATTCTATTAACAACATTTGATCCAGACGTACAATAAAACCAAGTTACTTCACCAAACAAATTATTTAATCCTACGTTTACTAAATCTCTTGCTGTAGTATTTATGTCATCGTAAACATAGTCTTCTACTAAACAAGGTAAGGATTTTAATTGACCATCATAAGCAAAGAACCCATTTTCAGACATCCAATAAGCTGTTCCATCTACTTCAATACATGAATTTTTGCCTAACAACCCGCAGTTAGTTCCTACTTGTTCAAATGAAAAGGTAAATGGTTGTCCTACAAACTTCATCAAAAATAATGCGGTATCAGTCCAAACGTAAATTGCATCTCTACCTTTGATAGCTCCCATAATTCTGGAACCATCAGCTAATCTTTGTGTGCCAGCGGTATTGTTTGCTCTAACAGTATAAGAATCTGTTTGGTCAATACTTTCTTGAGAAGAAAATCTTATAAACATATCGTCTTGTGTAGTGCTTGATCCTACTGTTGTTTCTGTTCCAAAAAATACTAAGTGTCTGTCTGGTGTAGATACTAACACGTGACGTGATGCTGTCGGTGCGTTGGGTAATATTGTTGCTCTAATTGCTGTTGCGTTTGAAGGAGAAGCATCCCATTCAAAACATGCGCCATTATATATAAGAGCAATTAATTTTGTTCCATAGTTATCTAAAATCCATAAACCTGGATCAATTGTAAAGTCAGAAGAAGAAGCCTCTCCCCATGCAACAAATTCTGATATGTTAGTTACTGTTGCTCCAGCAGTATGGGCTGCTCTTGTAGTTCCATTAACTGCTCGGGCTCCTCCACTTAAGGTCCCTGTTCCCGTGTCATTGTTTGTAAAACTTATATCCTCTGATCCAATTCTAATTTCTCCTGAAGAAGGAAACGCTGAAGTGTTTGCTAATACTACAGTCGTAGTAGCATCGTCTGGAAGCGTTGTTGATAATGTAGAGGTTGCTGGTCCATTAGCTGTACCGCCCCATAATGCTGTGCCCCAACCAAAGCCACCTAATTGTTGAGAAGGTCCTACGTTATAATAACATAAAACAGAAGTGCTGTTACCATCACTTGTAGTTAACGGCGTTCCTGATTCTGTGCTTTCTGCGGTAATTGTAAAAGTTGTAGCAGTTGGTACAGAGGTAACCATATATTTTATATCTTCAAAAGTAGCGTCAGTGTATGTAGATGACCCAGTCACACCAGTCACACTATCAAACAAAACAATGTCATCTTCTAATAAACCATGCGCTCCAGTACAAGTAACAGTAAGTACTTTTGATGAAGATGTGCTTGTAAATTTAGCTCCTGTTAAAGTTTCTCTAATTGGGTGAATGTCGTAATATGTTCCACCAGAATATACGTATAAAATCTTATTAGTACCAATAGCAGCGTATTTAATCCCTGCGTTGTTATCCCAATGGTGTATAGCTCTTGCCGCACCTGTAAGTTTATCCTGACCTAATTGGCTCCAACCACCTATTTTTTCTGGGGTACCATATCTAAATCTAACGTTGTCACCATCAAACCACTGCCCTTCAGCGCCGGTTTCTGTGACTTGTTTATTAAATCCTGGAGCAAATCCTAATTTTTGTAGCATACTTCACACCATATAAGGTTTTAAAATTTTTAATAGCACTATATTATATTCTTACTTTTATTTCAAATATTGAAATTAAACTATTTATATGGTAAATATAGATAAAAGATATAGATATGAAATTTTACGATACCATTTTTGCAGCTCCAGCTTTAGAGTTGGATATAAAAATTAACAATAAAAAAATAATTAAGGCTCTTAAACAAATTCAAAAACAGGATCCTGGTAGAGTCGTAAGTAATGCCGGAGGCTGGCAAAGTGGAAACTTAGATCCCAAATTAGAAATTTTTAAACCACTGACTAAACACATTATTGAAGCATCTATTGAGTTCTCAAAAAACTGCAAATTTAAACATGGTAGATATTCTATATCTAATCTGTGGGCTAACATAAATAACTATAGGGATCACAACGATTTACATATACACCAATACACAATGATATCTGGAGTATATTATTTAAAAGCACCTAAAAATTGTGGAAACCTTGTTTTTAGACATCCTTCTCCGTGCATAGAATATGATTGGAGTAAAAATAAACTTACAGAAAACATAGAATATAATTCTGGATTATATAATTTTGTTCCTAAAGAAGGACAACTTNTATTNTTTCCTTCTTGGTTAGAACATTTTGTAAGACCTAATTTAAATAAAACACAAGAAAGAATTTCTATTGCTTTTAACATAGCTCTTTTATAAATAATTATGGACGATAAAGATAAAAAAATAATTGAATTAGAAAGAACCTTAGACGAAGAGTTAGGGGTTAAAAGAAGTGAAGTAATGAGAAACAAAGATCTTCTAGAACAAAATG